GAGCTTTCACCTAAATTCCTCCAATCAAAAAAGAGTGGGGGAGTATTGCATCACCTCACTCCTAAAAGTGCCAAATACTGCTTTTATCTACACAATTGTCTTATAATACACATTCAAGATATTATCTGCAGAATTAATTCCTATTGTTAACTTAGCTGGTAACACCGCCGTTTTAGTGGTATCTAACTCATAAGTAGTAGAAGAGTAGTTAAGTAACATAATTACTGTTCCTAAGACAGCTTCACCAGAAATAGATTTTGTGGTATCTTTTACATTGTCAAAATAGTAATTTACCTCATAGTGATACTGTGTCGGTGCATCTGTAGAGTCAAATACATAATCATTATTATATCCGATTTCAGTTATAACCTTTAATTTACTGGTTGGTATACTAACATCTAATTGCTTTAACTTGAACTCGATTATATCCAGATTTTCTGATTCAAAAATCTCGTTATTATCATCTGTTACGAACTCCCATAATGCTCCACGAGAAGAAGCAGAAGTAATAGATGCTATTGCCTCAGATACACATTTTAATATTCTATATTTCATATAACTCCTCTCTGTTGTAAATACAACGAATTAGTAATTTGCATTAACCAATAACTGTTAATCCTCTTGATTTTAAAAAGATAATACAATCTGCAAGCAATTGACCAGATTCAATCGTAGAGTCTATGGAATCGTCCCATACATGAGTATTTGTATTAACATCAAGACCACCATGTAGCCCCTGATTAGCCCATGATATTACTTCAAATCCTGTCGCATTTTCATAATTATCCAAGCTCTCATAATCAATACCTACTTCAATTTCATATCCATTCCCAACTCTTTTAATGTCTGTTTTAAATGCCGAATGTAAGAATTCATAAGTTCTTTGATATTTTGCTGGTTTCCATTCAGAATAATATTGATTTAAAAAATAGTTAATAGCTTCGTATACTTCATTTGCTGCATATTCACATAACTGCTTACAATGATCTAACATAAACTTTTCTAAATCAGCCATAGATTTTCCATATATAGTAGCCATGTTTATTCCTCTGATTTGGATTCTTTATCTTTGGCAAATTTGACTATCTCCGATACGACGTCTTTTGAGTCTACATTCTTTATTTTATTGGCCATTTCTAAAATATCAGAAGAGCCATTTAAAAATTCCAATACCTTGCCAAGAATAATTACTTTGTACTGTCTTTCCATTTTCTTTAATTCACGCATTTCTTTAAAATATTTGAACATATATTTTCCTCCGATTATTTTAAAATTGGGCATAAAAATAGATGCTAACATTATCTATTTGCATCTGACTTTGATTTCTTATCTAATTTTTTCTTCTTTTCTAACTCTTCATATGTAAGCCAATGGGATGTATCTCCATATTTGATATTCCTACACATCCAAATGTACTTTTCGTCAGGATATCGTTTCCAAAATAATTTGCGCTTGCATTTCGATAGCGAATCTGGTAGGCCTTTCACGTCAAAAATAGTATGAGTACCATCATTCCAATATACAATATAATCACTTACATATTTAATAGGCAATACTTTTACATTATTATAAATGAATCCCTCTTGCAGTATAAACGGTATTTGTCTCTCATAACGAATTACCTCACCGCTTTCCATTTTAGGCAGTATCCATTCTCGTAGGAAATTCAGCTCCGTGAGTGAATCAAAAATTTCCCCATTATACGTACGTTTTTCTTTCCCTTTTGTTGTCATATCAACATTGTAAAGAGAACGTTTTCTTTTTGCCATTATTCACGTCCTTATCAAAGTTATATTTTATGTATGTTTCTTCTTTTAAAATCTTCTGACTCTAGTAATAATTTCAATTCTGATACAGCATCATCAAACGGTATATCAAACCATTCTCCATTTCTACGTCTATATGTAAAACGATTATGCATTATCTTTTCAATTAAACCGTTTATGTGCATTGGTTCAGTTATATAATACTTAAATTTTGTTCCATTCTGATTGCTTAGAGTTGTAAATCTTTTGTGAGGATGTTTTGTTTTTCCGATTTTAACTAAATTACTTTCTGGATTATATATGACATACACATACCCCATATCAAATTCAGCGTCTAACCCTAAGAGCTCCTTATACAATAATTTATCCCTTTCACAATTAAAGTTCTCTTTTGCACCATTTCGAATACAGTTCATCCATGATTTTTGACTTTTTCCATACAAAAACCAACTTATTATCCTCACCACATATAATATCCACCAACTGATCTTTTGCTTTCCCTGAATTTAAATAGCGATAGTTTTGCTGCATATTGGGAATTAATCTGGTTTCCTCTGTTTCATAATAACACTTGAATAAATCACTATAATATCTAATTACAATCACCGCTTTCTTCTAAATTTTTGCGTAAAAAAATAGGGGTATCACAATAATAATTCAAATAAATGAATAGTATTGGAATACCCCTATATAAAAATCACACTATTCATTATCATTGCTTTTTACTCTTTTTGTTTTTAACGTTTTAGGTTCATCTTCATAAGAAAGAATATATTCAATTATATTTTTTATCTCTGGAACAAAGGTATCTAACCCAACTAAATCACATTTTTGCAATTGTTCTTTTGCTGTTTTTATATCTGTATATTTATTGTTATAATCTCTTATGATTAGAAAAATTTTATAATGCTCCATACTATCAACTATTGTACGCCAGGGTGTATAAGATTTAACGTCCATACACCCTGAACAGGCATTATATCCAGTACCACAAATAGAGCAAGTATGATTAGGCTTTTCAGTCATCAAATCTCTCCTCACACCTTAATCTTCAGAAACCATAATTTCGAACAGTTTGCCGTCTTCTCCGCAATATTCTTTCTGTAAAACATAAGATGCAGCATGTTTTCCTTCAGAAGTGAGATCTAAGCTTACGTTAGTAGGATCTATCTGTGCTCTAGGGCACCAGATTGCACCAGCATAAACAATATTTTTGTTACAAACCTCATGAAAGATCGCATGGATCAGTAAAGACCTTACTTCAGGAACACCATCTGTGGTTTTTGTAACCTTCACAGCAGTTGAAGTTTCTTTATTGTAATTTACAAAAGCCCTCCCGGTAACACCTGCTGGAAGAGTAATGGTTTTTGTGGCAACATCTAATGTGAATTTACCAACGGCTGCGGTTGCAGAAATTTCATATGTTTCGCCAAATGTGTTATTTGCATTAATAACTCTTACATATTTTACTTCAGCACCAGTTGTTCCTACTGGCTTGTATTTTAAAACAATCTTATTATCTGTGCTAATCTGCACGATTTCTGATACAGGCATAGTGATTTTATCAGTATCAGATGCTACCTTTTTCTCAGATGCAAACTGACTAGCTGCTAAATCCAAGCTAAATAGTGAATTTGTAAATCCAAAGGTACCAGACTGCGCGTTATAGAATGTCATTATGGGACTACCCATACTATCTACAACATCTGTACCTGTTGCAGTTGTGGCAAGAGTGGGAGATTCTATTTGTGTATATCTACCCACTAATTCATTGGTTGCGATATCAAATTCTTCTACCGCACGAATTTTTTCGAGTACTAGCTCGTTAGGATTAAAAGCCATTTTGTTCCTCCTTCATTTTGGGCAATAAAAAAGAACTCAATCGAGTTCTCCATACCAATCTAATTGTTTTTTGTCTATATCTTTTAAATTAATTCCATATCCAGAATATCCGCTTTGTAACAACAAATCCGCATTTTTAATTTTAGAAATTCGTTTTACACTATCCATAAAAGCATTTATTTTCATATCCCAAACTTTTTCATGATTGTATTTAAAACCTTCAAAATTTATCATTGCTGATATTAAATTAAGGAGATAGGAATGAGCCTCTTTATTTCTATTTAGTAAATAGTTTTCTCTGTCATCCTCAATAAGTATCCGCTTTGTAGACTCATTTGCTGGGACTTGCTCATTTTTTTTAAATCCATGTGCCTTACGTATATAATCAGTGATTACGATATAAGTAAATTTATCTATGGTTATGTAATCACAATTACCTTCACTATCATAGATCTCTTGCATAAGACATATTTCATCATTGCTTTTATTCGAATATAATTCAAACTTAGTAAAATCTAAGTCTCCAAATATGATTTTGGTTTGTTTAACAGTAAACATTTTTATAAGCAGTTTATAAAATAATTCAAAATCATCTATTAAAGTATAGTCAATTCCCATATCATCAAGCTGCCACTTTAAATCTGATCCAACAGAGGTTAATGTGTTGACTAAGTGGAAATATTCTGATTCTCCATAGTCACAGATTTCATTTAGAGTTGGCTGATGTATTGTAATATACTTATTAACAACAAAATCATCACCTCGATAAATTTTCAGTTCATCATTAAACATAACCTTCCCCTATTTTACTGCACAAATTATTGGTTGTTAGATTAACAAATTGTAATGTTCTAACGTGATATTTGTTCTCTAAAATTGCTTCAGTATCAGAGACTAATTCCAACTCAAAACCTAAAATATTAGTCCAATTAAAACTATTTAAAACAATTCCACCTAGAACATCATGTCTGTTTCCATAATTAGTACTTATAGTATCTTCATGACAAATTATCCCTAGATTAATTGTACAGTTCTTAAATGCTGAATTTCTATTTGATTTCTTAGAATTATAATCAAAGCAGATATAATTTTTAACTGTTGTAGTAGAGTCAGGAACCCTCATATAAGAAAATATGTTTTTGTTTACCATCTGAGCAGGATTTGTTATTTCAGTATTGCTGATAAAGTTATATATCTCTGGGATGCTTACTAATTGATTAATTATTTTTCGTTTATATTCAATAACCTCTGAATCCAATAAATTAACTGCCATCTCCTAATACCACCCCCCAAGAGTCAAAGTAATATTTCCTTTGTAATTTCCAGTCCCATTTGATACCGAAGCAATAATCGTAGTGCCATATAGTTCAAATTTATCATCAGCATAAATATTTACATTATTACCAGTGTAGTTTAAATGAATATATCCTTCCAGACCAGCCGGCAGCGCAAATTCCCACACCGAAACAATAGAAGAATTTTCTGTCTTATCTGCATTATAAAATTTTGGTGAGAGAGTAGTGCCATCCTTATAACCAACAATTACCTTATTATCTTCACTATCTGAAGCTATAACTGCGTATGTATCACCATCTGGTGGATTTGGATTTTCTGTTGGTTCTATATAATTACATATACCCAAATCTTTTCTATCCGTTTTATCATTGTATTTGGATTGTTTCATTGTAAGTTCAATTAGCCCTTTATCTCCAAACTTAAATTCAGTCCTATTTGGTTTACTGACTGCATAGACCTGTGGAATTTCAACATTGAGGTCATCAATAAAAAACCTATCATCATAATCAATCAAAACTGTATTAGAATCAAAAGGTAATTTTATCGTGTAAATTGCGTCACCTACTGTTATTAGTTTACCATCGGATGTACCATCATTAGAATTAGTTGATACTATGCATGGATAGGAGAGGATAGTACCTGAGGAGTTTTGCCATTTCAGTGTGTAGTTGCAAAGTGTAATTTCGCCTTGTTTATGAACATCATCAATATTGAACATTTTTGTACACATCCAATATTGCTTTTCAGCCATATCATAAATTATATCTCCAACAGTTAATATACTATCAATAAACACTTGTATAGTAGCCACAATAAAACTTGAACTTGTTTTTCTCCCAAAAATTCTGCATAATAACTTATTAGTGGTATTCCAAAATACTATATTAGGATTAGCAGATGCATCATCTAGAAATATTGATTGTAGTAACTGTTTGCTATCCTTAATCAATTCATCTCTTAATGATGTGCCACTAGTGGCCGACATTCGTTTCTTGAATCTATCTAAAGGATCCAAATTATCTCCTCCAATCCTCATGTATTTTTCTTCCATGCATATCTAGATAATAAAGTTTCGTTTTCCATAAGGTATGTTTTATGCATTAAGATTAATTTGTCTAAGAAATTAGCAGGAGAAAATGCATTGAAGTCTTTTGATGATAAATTTACCTTCAGTATTGATGGTACTCGTATGTAATTTGAATCTATATATGACAACAACATATAATTCGAAAGTATTTCTATTTCATCGTCATTCAAGTTTATATTAAATTGCTCTAGTACATCATCTCTATTAGATAAATCTTTTTTACATATATGAAATGCTACAATAGACGGACGTAAATAGTCGTGTAGCATTTCGTATACTTCACCTACTGTCATTATAGGAATATCAAAATCTTTGAATTTTGGTAGAACATTAGCATACAATGTTTTATATGTAGTAGCCACACAACCACCTCCTCTATAAATCTAACAATTCAAACAAATCAACCTGTAAAATTCTTTCTAATTGTTTAACAACTTTAATGTCAGACACTTCATCATTTATAATCATATCTTTTATCTTAGTTACAACTGTAGATTTAATTCCTCTAGGAGGTAATGATTCAAACTTTTCCTTAATGGTTTCAATATTATCAACGGTATAAATTTCTCCGCTCATTAAATCTGCATAATTTTTATAAGTAGATTCTAATCCAAAGGCTTTTACAACTCTTTTATCTGTGGGTTTAAGCCAAAGTTCATTAAAATAAGATTTATGATTTCTATGCATATCTTTCAACGCAGAGTATCTCATTGGCTCTTCATGACCAACTTCATTCCATTCATAGAAATCATTGTTTTTAGCATCTTTATAAGACACATTTGGGATAAGAGACACTACGATGATCTCATCATCATCCTTTAAAGGACTGTTGTTTTCTGCCGCAACTTTAACTTCAACAGTATTAACTACCGCAGAATTAACTACGGCAGTATCAACTGTATCAACAGTGGTTGCAGTCTTTTTTGTGCTAGTATTAGCCATTTATTCAAAACCACCTTTATTTTATATTATTTTAAATTAAGCGAATGTAAACACGCCAAAGTAAGGAGGAAGTAATAATCCCATACCCAACTTGGTTTGAATCTGAACATCAACGCTCTGATCATTATTTTTCTTCCCAGTAGTATCCACATCAGAACGAGTATCCCCTATGTATTCAAGTTTAATAGGTTTAACATCTCCACCCATAACAAAAACCTTTGAATCATCAAGAGCAAGAGTAAAAGTACCAGATTTAAGTGTCTGAGGGATAACCATCAAGCTGTTCCCTTCCCAGCTTCCGATAGATCCGCTTGTTGCCTTTGCTTCTTTCTGTGAGTCTGCGAACATTTTATCAGGAACAGCTGCTGCAACCTTTCTTAATGCTCCCTTTGTACCAGCAAGTGTAATAGAACCATATCCTCCAGCAGCCTGTACTAAGTCTACAAGTCCACCAAGAGCTTCTTCGCTATTACCAGACTTAGAGAATTCACTGGGAACTGAATTGGCAACATTCTGAAACTGAGCATATAATCTATCCTGAATATATTTATTTGTAGACTTATAAATCTTATCCATGATTTTCTCAAGACCAGTAATGCCAAGTAGAAATCTCTCTAAATCTTCATAAACATGAATGTAAATCCACTCAGACGGAAGAGTAACTTCTGCACCAACATCAATTGACTGGCGGTTTGTATCCCAGTGATTACCCGCAAAACTAGCAACAGACAATAATCCACCTTCAGAATAAAAAGCTGTTTTATCTCCTAAAGCTCTATTTTTTACTTCAACAAATGCATCGATAAATGGAGAATTTAATACATTTTCGCCAATTGTAATATTTGTAATCTCTTCCATAATTTCAAAGATTACAAGATTATTACGTCTAAATGCCTGATACAAAGTTTTGCCTTGTAATATATCCTTATTAATCTTTTCTCTTAAATAATTCTCTAAATCTACCCTTCCAAGCTTTTCGTTGTCAATATGCTGTGAAAAATCACCTCTTGCTAAATCAAGAGTTAAATCATATATTTTAATATCTTCTTTAGAAAAATTCAATTTACTTCCATACATAGTATTAATACCTCCTTATTATATTTTAATTAAGCTAATGTTGTAACTTTGGCTTCAAACATATCTCTTGAATAGCCATAAGTATTAGCTGTAGTAACAAGCGTTGCTCCCTGAACTCTTTTTCTCATAACAGTAGCCTCTAGTGCAGGAGTCGTAGCAGCAGTTGCAGCTGCAACTAATTTGCCAGTAGTAGCATCAACTGTTAAATAAGCACCAACTAACAAAGCAGCCTGGGTAGCTGAAGTAACACATGCAGTATTAATTCCAAACTCATCATCAAAAGCAATTACCCTTACTCTAAACTTCGTACCAGCTGGGATAATAAATTGATCCTTTCTCTGCTTAGAAAGTAGACTTTCATCCTCTGTCCATGCTGGCTGATCAACAACCACAATTTTCTTACCGGCACTTGTACCTTTAACAAAGTTATAAACAACAGATTCTCCTGTTGCTAAACCATTAAGATAACCAAATGTTCCATTTTCAACATCAACCGTTGATATTACATCAAAAATTCTCTTAGCACCTTTCGTACTAGTCATATTAACACTTTCAAATACTCCATATGTAGCCATAATTTAATATCCTCCTTTAATTATTTATGTACCTTAATTGCGCCATATTTTGTCTGTATTACACCTTCGTCTTCAAGTGAGTAATCAATAATATCTGCAACTAACGTATCATCGTTTTTCTGTCTCTTTGTAAAATTTGTATTCAAGTTTTTCTGCGTGAATAAAATCGCACATTTGGACTCAATAACATCCAATGTAAAATTTTCTTTCTCTTTTTTTAAAGTCGCATAATCATCAATATCAGACAGATGCTCATCAAACTTAGCAAAACATTCATCTTTCTTTTGTTCAGTTTCTTTCTTTTCATTCTCTTCATGCTCTTTTACAAATTCATCATATTTTGGTTTGATATTCTCATAATCAGCCTTAATAGAAGAGTAGTTTGTTTCTGCATTTTCCTTTTCTATTGTTACAGCCTCGATTTTTAAATCTGCAACCTTACCAAAATCTTCTAACTCTTTAGCAAAAGAAAAAGCACCTTCGATTTCCTGAGTGCCTTCTTCAAAATTAGCATATTCAATTTTTTTACGAGTTTTAGATGCAAAATCAACTTCAGGCTTATCACCATTCATAGTATATTTAAAACCAAAATAGTTATAATTTTCTGCTCTATCAATACAAATAACTTCTTCGCCTTGAATATCAACAGCTGAATATCTTATTCGCAAATCCCCCCAACGATCCCTATACTGTTCATGGGCAGAAACAATACTGTCTATTTCTCCAAACTGTTGCATTACAGTCAAAGAAAAGTCAGTATTGGTATTGTTTATTTTTGACATTTGTGTACCTCCTTCATTACCTTGCTTAATAAAATTTGTGTAAGTCTTAACTTTATCTGAAAGTTCATTTTGAATATCCTTTATAAAGTCATTCATTGTAAACTGGACTTCAATAGTTGAATTATGCATTCCTGGCTCTTGATCTTCTCCTAAAATACATGCTGCTCTGAATGAAAATTTAGTAAAATGAAATATATTATTCTCATCTTCGTAACCTTCTACCGATGGCTCAAAAAGTTCCATACTATGCGATTTGATTAAATCACGGTTTATAATTTCAGAACTTTTATCAAACATGTTCCATATAATACCATCTACAACAAGAAACGTTCTAGTTTCTCCATCATCACACAGTCTATCTTCGTAATGTGCATTATTATCTTCTGAACTTAAAATTACACCATAAGCTGTGCCAGCATATTTTCTTTCTTTTTCTCCATCTTTTCTTACTATAATATATCTATGATCACTAAAATCATCTTCATTAAGTGAATTTTTTTCGATAAACCCTACAATGGGTATATATTCTAATGTAGACAAAGCATTATCTACAACAGATTGTTCAAATATGCTACCATTATAGTTTTCTCCTAAATGCATTAACCAAATTCTTACCTTGGTAAACCTTCCATCGGATGTGTCCATCTCATCTAATTTTTGAAACATTACTGGCACAGAATATTTACTATATTGTACTAATTCCAATTTTAATCACCACCTTTCATCACCTCTTACTATTTGCATCAGAGTCCTTTGTTTTTTCTCCGGCATCGGTTAGTTTGTTTTGTTCTGGTCTGCCAGCATCACCATTTCCACTTTGGGTATAAGATGAAGATAGAGGTATCATGTTTTCATGAAAGTTAAATATTTTTTGTTGCAGTATGAAAGTACCTTCAACTTTAGAAGGGGTTAAATCTAACGAAGCCAACCACCTTGGAATAATTGGAGCACCACTCTGACCTGCTTTTAAATATCTATCAATTACGTTGTCACGATTATAAATAGTAATATCAAGTAAAAATAGAGAGAATTTATAGTTTGGCTTATTATATTTGTTTATTTTGATATATCTATTACTCCATCTTTCTAGCTGCCTATAAACCCCATAAATTAATCCGGAGTCATTTTCGATTGAATTAGTAAGAGCAGTACCACTAGATGATCCATTAAACATTTCTTTTGAAACACCACTCGAATTATAAATATCATCAGTTGCATCTGCCACATTATTTCTTGAATTGCTAGAATCTTTAAAAGAGATAGCTTCACCTTTGGAACCAATAGTATGAATTAATCCAATGTCATCTGACATGCTTTCCTTATTCATTTCAGCAAAAACTTCTAATGTGTCTGGTGTAATCAACGGTTTGTCAATGGTAGTACTATCAATAGGAACTTCGACTAAAATAGCTTTATAATTATCAGTTCTAGCAGATTGAAGTTTTAACTTCTTATAGGTGTCTAAATCAAAAATATCCCTCACTATTGAAATTAGTAGAGGATAAATATAAGTAAGATGACTGTTTAATTTAATACATATTTGTTTATCTGCTGGTGGTATATACCAATTTTGAATATCTCCTTTTTGATAATCTAAAAAAGCACGTTGAATAAATTCGGGATACGCTCCTATATTAACAGGATTAATAGAAGATAGGTTAATTTTAAAATTATATAATCCATCTTGTACTTGTTGTAGTTTACACATACGACAATCCAATTGCTGAATAAAGTAATCAGTATTATTTTCTAAAACCACACCATAAAACACATCTTGATATGGTAAAACTCTCATAATTTTAGAAAATTCATGTTTCAAATTCATTTTTTCTAACTGAGAAGCAAGTGTAAAATAATGTTTCTTCAAGGCATCTTCATTATAATTTTCCTTTACATCATATAAATCTAAACCCCAATCAAATAAAGCCATATTGCTATAATATGTATTTAAACGATTATAATGAGGTGAAATACGCATAAGAAAATCACTTGTAGACAATAAAACCTGTGATTGTCCATGTGGATGCTCTAATGCTAAATTAATTTCTTCAAGGGTATAATTACCGCACCTGAATGATTCTAAAATATTACTATAAAATAAATCATTTAGCATTAGACGTTTAAATCCAGTCCAATCTATGGGTTTATTTTCATTAACCGAATTATTAAACCTGTCTTCATCTCTTTTATAATCTTGATTAGAATATATTACTTTGGTTTGAGTAGTTTGTTTCGATGATTGTTCTTTTGGTTTGTTTTTTGAACCTTGTGGTCTTGACAATTGTGTATTTCACCTCCTTTAATACATTTTGGGTTTATGATTGAGTTTTGACAGTGATTTGGCGTAGGATTGGGCATTAAAGTTATTCTTCTGTATAAATGAAGTGTATTCAAGTATGTACCATATCAAATATGCCAACGCAGAAAATCTATCCTTGTCTAATTTTTTAACAACTTTTTCAATCGCCAACGCACCGTTAAGTGCTGGTTTCAATTTTAAATTTGCTATTTCTTCAAATAATAAATCAGTTTGTGCATATGGCAAAATATTTAATTCAATATTTTCTTTATCCTTTGAAGTAAATTCAGCTTCTTGTTTTTTTGCTAATAATCTAAGTTGTCCACTATCAACCGAATTGATAAAATTAGTTATTACCTTACTTTGGTACGATTGTGCTTTCATATCAAAAAGACATTTTTCTGCACCTATTGTTTCTGGTTGATTGTCAGTATTTATAGTATCCCAACAACCTAGATATTCTCCACTTATTGGATCATATGAATCCTTTAATAGTTCATCAATTAATCCAGAGCCAAGACCATTTCCATCTGCTATTACCATTTTTGCTCCAAATGCATTTTTAGTTCTTTTAACTATACAGGCTTGTGCTGTAAAATTCATTGAATTTGAAACAGTAAATATATTTGGTATTTCTATAGACAAAATTCGATTAGTATCCTTATTTCTAATAACTCTACCAACCGCAATAGAAGACTGATTGTTAGATGATTTTTGACTTCGGGCAACATCGACACCAAGATAAAATTCTTCTTCATTTTTATTTTTGTTTATCATCGGAGTAGTGAGCGTCCTACAATTCATTAACTTATTAATATCAACTAAAGCACCATCTGAACTTCCAACCCATTCTTGTTCATAGTTTTGAGCGAATGCAATCGGTGAACTATTTTTTTTCTTTTTTAATATTTGACTCTTATTACTACCCCTACCAAACCAACAGGGCAACATCCAATTTGATCCTAATACTATTTGTCCCTTTAAATCGCACATATCATCATACATTTTTACACTTCTATAATATTCATCAGAACCCCTAAATCCAGAAGTAGTAAAGAAATGAATTTGTTGATTTAATTCCTCTGGATCAACGAGAGCCAGATTCCCTACTGCATATCTTGGAACTTCCGTAACTGGTTCTAGTGCGTCTTCAAACAGTACATTATTAAGTAGAGCAGCTTCTTCAATTTTTAGCCTACGCCGTCTTTGTCCTTTTGTACTTTGGGCATTAGCTATTGCATCAATAGTAGAACCATTTTTAAAAGTAATTAATGCATCACCTTTAATGAATTTTGGTTCACAAGCCAATTCATTTTCAATAAGAGGATATTTTTTTCTTATTTCATTAAACTTTGATTTCAATAAATCAGCAGCATTTTCTTTTGTTTGAGCAGAAATTGCCAATTCAATCTCTGGAAATAGTATTGCGACTATAACAGATGATAGCACCTCATTAAATGTTTTGGCATAACCTCTACTAAAAACTCCATACATATTCATAAATCTAACATCAGATCTTAGAAATACCCTTTGATCTAAATGAAGGTTAAAATTACTTTTTTCTGTTTTTAATAAATCAATAAAGAGATCCGGATACCATCTAGCCCAACTTAAAAATTCATAATTATTATATAATTTTGAGCCAAATACCGAATCATCTTGTAATTTTTCTATTCGCTTCCTAATTAATTCATCTGTCATACATCATCACCTTGATTTTCCTCATCAGGGGTGTTGTCGCTATCATAATCTTTAGGCAAAGTAATAAACTTTTCAATATTTGGTCTGTTTTTTAAAGTAGTATCTTCTGTAAAAATTCCATTAGGATCACCATATTGTTTCAAATATTCAGTTACCTTATTGTCATAAAATTGATATATGTCTTTATAATCAACTGTTGGTAATCCTTTTAATTTTCTCGCATAATTTATATAACAATAAATTATAAAATCAGCAGAATCATGAGGTTGATTTTTTAACTTTGGCAATATACTAATAACATCAGTTGCTTGCTCAATCGCTAGAGACATTTCACTAAAACTATTTACACCCTTTTGCAAATCAGATTGAGTTAATTGCTTTGGTGTTAATTTGGCATTACTGGCTGCTTCTTGAGCTGCTTTATTCCATTTATCAGCTTCTCCTACATTACCTGCGGCTGTCGCCAATTCTTCTTTTACTTTAAATCTAACGTATGTGGCAAGTGCCTCTTGGTGTAAATTTGTTTGCATCGAATAATTTTGTTTTAAATTATCATATTTAGTTTTCATTAGACGATATTCTGTTTTGTTATAGCCTTCTCCAAATAAATCTAATAGATCATCAGTAACTATAAAATCATCTACTTGCCTAACATAAACCTCTTCCTTGTCTTTTTGCTTCTTTTCAGATGTAGTAATAGCAGAAGAAATATATGTATTACCAATATCTAACATTTGCATTGACTGTAAAAATGATATTTTTGCATATTGTGGAAGACTTGCAATGTTTTTGAAATAATTTCCTATTAAATCTTTACGTCCAACTCCAGTACTAAGTGCTATTTGTGTCTCATTAATAGCACTATCTAAAACTGATGGAGCATATGGTTTGTCCATCAACATCAACATTTCTTTAAATTTTTCAACATTTACAGAACCATCTGAATTTAAAGATTCTTTTTTTACACATATTTTACATACATTAACCATTTTTCCATCACTAGAAGTTTTAGGGTTTGAAGCCATATAAAAATCAGTTAATTTTTTAACCTTATGACAATTACAACATTCTTTTTCACCAACTGGTGGCTTTTGTCTTGTTTTTTGTGGCAACTTGCCACCCCCTTTTTCATATTTGTTTAACAGCGAAAGAGTAGTAATTCTACTAAAAAAGACTCTGTAGTTATGACACCACAGAGTCCAAAATATAAATTAAGCACTCAGCCAAACAGGAAGAGTGCTATCTGTCATTTTATTTTTTATTTCTTCTATATACATTCTTTTATTTTCAATAATTTTTGAAATTTCAACATCGTAAACTAATGGTTTAGCATTTGGAAACGTAGATTCAAAATACTTAGTCAAAGCAATTAATCTTTGATATCTATTTAAGCCCATCATTATAAAGATAGTATTCTGTTCTTGTAATTTCAATATATAATTGTTATATGTATTGTTTAAACTATCTCTTGTCATTTTATCTTTGCAGTCCAAATATTTTCTAATTTCATCAGCTTCAAATCCAGTAGCAACTATATTAATAGCATTTGACTCGTAAATTCTGTCCCACTTATCAATATTTCTATTCTTAGTTTTCATCAAATGTTTATCCAGTTCATAGCACATCTTATTAAATTCTTCTTTTTCAGGACTTCTTATTTCTTCCCACTTAATATTTTTAACAATAGCTTCTTCCATATAAATAAAATATTTTCTGGCAATTTTACTATTTTCCTTCAACTCCTTTGATGTTCTACCACCTTTAGCACCGGCTACCATAGCAATCTCTTTCGCTGTTGAAATTTTGATATTATACTGTAAAAACTCTTGAAACCCTTGTGTTGTGCCGATTCCCCTTTGAAGGTGAGACGTGAAATAATCCAATCCTTCCTCTAAATCCATGTCTTTTATTTGTTGTTTAATCCATGTAGTATAATCTCTACCAACTCCTAGTTGAACCCATAAATTCTTTACATCAATCCATGAGTCACTATCTTCAAGTAATATTGGTAATCTCTTTTGATACTCCAAAATCAATGAAGTCTTTTCCGCATTTAAACCCAATTGCTCTTGTAACTGTTTCCTTGTAAAATTTTTAACCATTTAAAATCCCCTTTACGATTTATTCACAAGCCTCTCACCTTGTATTTATTCGCTGTAGAATACTCTTTTCACACATATTCAAAATTCGCTGTAGCACATCTTCTCACAAGTGCCAATTATCTCTGTAATAGGGGAATAGTGGAATCTTCTCATCATCCACAAGTTTTCTCTGTTTATATACGTTTTGGTAACCCGGACACGCTCCGATCAATATTCAGTTGTAAGGATGCAAATTTAAGCATCAAAAAAGACCTATGGATTTGACCCATAAGTCCCAGAATTTCTAAATAAAAATCGTGTTTTATATTACTGTTATTTATTATCTTTCATCATCAACCCAATCAATTTTCTTATTAGCTAAATAGCTAAATCCGCAAGCAAGAAGAAAATCCTTAAATAAATCTCCAACTACTTCAAGCTGCGCGCCTCCAAGATAATCACTTTCAACAGTTTTACACATATGTGTTGGCATACCAAACTCATCAATATATGTAAAATCTACACTTACAGTTTCTAAATCTCTATCTTCATAATCTCTGTCTATCATTTTAATTTCCTTCTTTCCTAATTTTAACTTGCTATTTTATATTTATTAATATCAAAATTTTTATAATCACGTTCATATATCCAGATTGAATTAAACATAATATTTTTATTCTTTTGAACATTATGCCTAATAGTTCCTTCGTTAATTTTATATTCATTGGCTGCTTCGCAAAATGATCTATATCTTCGTAATATTTTCCCATTCATATCTAATTGTAATATTGGATTAATTCTTAATTTTTTAAATATAAGTTTGCCACCATTTAATATGTAATCTTTTAAATACATCCATCTATAATTTTTATAAAAAGAATTTTCCTTGCTACAACACCTAATTATTGAGCGTGGATCTATACCTAATTCATTTCCACACTCAGTGGCACCATCCCATATTTTAATTATTTCATTCTTTAATAAATCACATTGTATTACTGGTTTATAACTAGAATTATTTAAATAATATTCTAAGTCTAATCCATTGTTATTATAATCATCTACAAATAGCCAAATGTATTTATTGAAAATTAACATTTTTCTTTTACAACACCGCTGTATTGCAGGTTGATTAATACCTAGTTTTTTACTTGCTTCTCTAGCTCCATACCATTCATTTACAATGTTTCCATACAAATCAATCTGATATATAGGTTTGGATTTTTGAGCACATCTCATCACTTCTCTATCTTTTTCTGTAAGATTTTGTCTGAATAAAGATATTTTGTTCTTAGTCTCTTGAGACATTTTATCGCCAAATACTCCACCTAAATCTCTGTTGTATCCATTTTTATATGTATCAAGTATTTTTATATACATGCGCTCAAAATCATCTAAATATTCTGGAGTACAACGTGTTAATATAGAAAATTTAAAATTTTTATTTCCATATTTATTCCACGATGCTTGTAGATGTATATTATTATGTTTATTTTTGTTTAATTCTGACCTGTGACATCTCAATCTCTGATATATGTCTACACTTTGACCTATATATTTTTTCTTATTCACTAAATTTTCAATACAATAAATACCACTAATCTTTTCTTTAGCCATTTATCCTTTCCTTTACACAACAAAAGAGACGTAACATTTCGCTACGTCTCAACAATAGAAAGGGTAGTAGGGGCATAATCCTACTATGAGTCACCCATAATATTTAATTTAACACTTCTAATTGTGTTTGATCCTTTATTACATTACCATCTATATCCTGACATATGTAAATGAATCCTTCTTTTTGACTATTTACTAATAATCCATCAGAATAGTGAACTTTCTTTACATCACAACAACATCCTTGTTCATAAATAGTTGTATTTCCAATTGTATATTGGCCAATCCTATGTGTATGAGCCATAACTAATGACTTAAACTGGAATCCTTCATTTCTAAACCACATCATTGCTTTTTCTGCGGTTTTAAGAATTCCGCTTGAAAATGCGGTGGGATGGCAGAAAATTGTTTCACCAATCTGACAAAACCAATTGTCAGTATATTCGATTTCTACATCATCAAAAACATCAATAAGAGGCTTATATTCAATCTTTGCGCGTTCTCTTTTATTATAGTGTTTAAATCCATCCACTAAAATTAATTCTAAAGAGGTTTTTGGCATTAACTCTAAAATATCTGTATCTAAATTCTTTGCAAAATAACTTTGAAATCTTACATCATGGTTTCCATATGTAACAACAACTCTTTTAGGTTTTATGTATTCAATCAAGTCAATTAAATGCTGTCTAGTTTCTATCAATTCTTCCATAGGACTTACACGATATGCTTTTGGGAATTTACTGATTCCCTGGCAATCTCCAACATCGCCATTAATCTGTAATATATCAACTTTTCCAACATAGTCTTTATAAGTTTCTATTGGAAGCTGATATGGCACATGCAAATCAGAAATCGATAGTATTCTAGTATTTATCTTATGAAAAGATGAATCGGATTCAATTATTTCTATAATTCGCTTCATCCCGTACATTCTTTTTCTAACTTCTGATTCATTAAAACAATTCCCTTCTCCGAATAGTAATTCGCTCAATTCTTCATAGGGAGTACTAATTGTTTTATTAATTAATCTACCTTCAATTAAGTCTTTCGCTTCTTGATAATTAATAATAATTCATTCCTCTCTGTATTCAAATTTTTCTTGCAATCTAATCCATATTGATGTATAGTGTATTTAGTGGGGGTTTACGCTGAAAATGGAATAAAAAATAAAATAGAATTATTCGTCATCATCTTCATTAAGATATTCAACTTCATAATCGTACATTTCTTCTGGCTCATTAAGAAATTCTCTTAGCAGAGCAGTATCTTTTTCGTGTTCCAAAATGCGTTTAGAAGGAGTTGCTTTAAGTGACTCAATCCATACTTCAACTAATTCTGTAAACTTATTAATTACTGGCACCATAAAAATAATAGTAGCTATGCCTCCTATATAATACTTCAAATTTTTCATAGAACTGCCTCCGGTTCTATATGCCTACACATGTATTACAGTACTTTTGTTAATAATGCGTACCTTCATGGTCTTAGACATATTTGATAATTCATTTTCAAGCGATTCCTTTAAACTAATTCTACTTTTTTCATCTCCATGTAGCAAATATATACATTCAGCATTTATATTTTTATAATAGTTAATAAGCTCATTATTTTGTGCATGAGACGAGAATGATTTTAATTCTACTATTTGACATTTATTCTTTAATACTTTGTTTTGAATAGATACCGTTTTCTGGTCATGTGCGTGCTTAATTTTCCAACCAAGAGTATTTTCACCACAATATCCCATAAAAAGAATACAATCATTACTTCTTGGTATAATACTTTGTGCCCAAAATACAGATCTGCCGCTTTGTAACATTCCACCTGAACTTAAAATCACTTTAGACCCAGAACTTTCAATACATGCAACACTGTCCTGATGTTCTTCTATTAATTTGATATTTTTCCATGACATCATCTCATCAAATTTTTCTTTTCGTTCCCCTTCAAGAATAGAAGAGTAAATGTTTAACAATCTTATAGCTAACGGGCTATCAACAATAATTGGAACTGTAAAATTATTATCATTTCCAAACATTTCATATAAATACCATAATACAATAGCCATTTTATCTAAGCTAAATGTTGGTATTAGGACTCTGTTATTACTATCAATACAAAATTGAGTTACCACAGATTTGATTTTTTCTAAATCCTTTTTAAAATCATTTTTGGTAATGCGTTTTGTGGACAACCCATATGTAGACTCCCCTAAAACAACATTTGCAGAAGAGATTGGAGCGAATTTTTCAACGAATACGCGTTTGTCTTCTGTTACTGTATTACCTATATCTGAAGTTACTACAATTTTACTTGTGTGGTTGTTAATCTTTATAAATAGTTCCAACTGCTGCGATAATAATATATGGCCTGCGTTAATATAACGAAATGATAATTCATCTGTTAATTGAATTACTTCATTTGAACCATATTCTTTTATATGTTGTAAGGTATATTCAATGTCAGAAATATTATAAAAAGGCGTATAAACTTTACAATATTTTTTACTTAGATACTCACAATCCTTTTCCATAATTTTAGCGCTGTCCAACCACATTTCTCTTAAAATTGCAGTACTACCTTTTGGAACTATTACTGTTGCGTTACATTTACCTGTTGCAAATACAGATGGAATGTTGGCAATATGGTCATAATGATTATGGCAAACAAATATGTAATTTAAATCCTGTGGCTTTATCTTTGATAACATATGTTTATTAAGATTGTAATTATCTAATACTGTATGTCCTTCCTGTATTCCGCCTAGTTCCACTGCGATTGCAGTATCATCATATTCTACAATATTGCAACTGCCAGTTACACTTTCAGCAGAATATCCAACTGGTGTAACGGTTATAGATTTCTTCCTTTTGGAAATATTACTCACACCTTCCCATTATGTATTTAAATACTAAAAATCCTCTTCAACGATAATAGTCTTTTTGAGTTTTTTCTTTTCTTTAATATTCAATTTTCTTTTGTCTCTACTTTGCAAATCGGATATTTTATCCTTTGCGATTTTGTTTACTTTCTTAATCATTTTTTCTAAATCATAAGACTGTATTATATTGTTGTCATTCATAAAAGATTGTATAATCTTCCTTTCATAGTTAAAATTTTCTTCCGTAGAAGAGAGCGATAGGAGAGGGATTTGAACCCACGGTGCTTATAACACATCTGCTTTCAAGGCAGATACCATAAACCAACTCGGACATCCTATCATTAGTAAAGAACTTATTGTGGATAAATAAATCAAAATATTATTTTGGATTCAGATAGTGTGCCACCCCATTGTACACAGCAACACACCATCTGATAGATGAGAAGTATATGAAAAAATAAAGAAAGTTTATTTGAAATATTTATGTTTTATATTATTTGTTTTAAAAAATAGGGCAGAAACTTATGCGTCTACCCTATTATATTTATATCCACATATCAAGCCTGTGGAGAGGCTATAAGATCCGGATTCCATATTTTTAGCCCGCAGTTGGCAATAGCGGAGAAGTCTACTTGTACAATCTCGTACGTTCTTCCTTCATATAACACCCTCATTTTATTTTCTGTAATAGGCTTAAATACTAGGTTTTTTAAAAAAGCAATACACCAAATTTATCTTATTTAGATGAAAAATTAACCATAAACTTATCCTTATTCGTCTTATATAACAAATTTAACATCTTTACCGTATATTTATTTGCATTTATTTCAACCTTTTTACCACCATTATTTTTTTCTAATCCTAATGCAGTTTCAATTAACCTATTGATTGTTATTATATTACCTATCTTCATTTTTTTTATCTCTTCAATAAAACAGGCTGATTTATCCAAAAAGAATATCAAGTTATCATCATCTAGATTATTTATATTGTTTTTTACAAATATATCATATTGTTCAACAATATTCCTGATTTTACTCATCTGCCTGTCATGCCCCCTACCATTCATTTTAATAAAAAACTCTTCAGTAGGAGTAGCGGCATCATTACTTGCCATTTGGATTGTATCCAAAACTTCTTCCAACCAATTCATAGGGCATACTAAATCTTTATTTATCCGCTTCTTTAGTTTATCTTTTGATTCTTTTATTTCTTCGTATGGAATTTCAAGACCATTTTTAGTATGTTTAATTTCTTTTGTATATTTCATGAATTCCGGTAAGTCGCATTTAATCTTTATGCGTTCACCATTACGTATTATATTATTTGCTATATTCATACAATCCATAGCTTTTATTCTATTGATTTCTGTAATTGGATCAACTTCATATTCACGCTTGCAACTATCAATTGCAACCTGTGCTATTACAGATAGAATGACAAAATTATCATATAAATCTTTATTACTTGGATTTGTCCAATAATATGTCATGGCGAGCTGCGCCAAGTTGCTTGATTCTCCTATTGACATTCTTGATTTTGCAAATTTATTATCCATTTCAGCATAAGCAATTTTTGTGTTTTCATATGTTATATTACTTTCTTGTAATTTATTAACAATCGTAGGATATTCTTCATAACATAACTTTGCATATTTAACCATAGTTAGATGATTTGTGACGAATAAAAAATCGCTATCCTCATCCATTCCGTTAGCTCTATCCTGAATATCACTTTGTATACAATTTATCGCGATAATATTTTTACTAAATGTAAAATACTTTTCTATTTCATCACTATAAACGTTATGTAAGTAACAAATATTGTTTGGTGAATTGTGTGGGTTTCTAATTGCACACAGATGTTCACCATTTTTAAATCTTCTCGTATAACATTGTATTGTTCCTTTTTCAAAATTCAATGTCGGATCTTTTGACCAATCTTCATCAACAGAATAGAGTAGTAAGGCATAAGGATTACCGCATACTGTTAAATTGTCAGCATTTATGGTTATTTTTCCTTTTCTAAGTTTATAAACATAACTCTTTATTATTTCTTTTTTTTCATAACGAAACCATTTACTATTTGCAAAATCTTTATTATGTTTGTATAAATCAGCAAGCATTTCATAATGATTAATTTCATTCGCATTCTTTCTTAAAAACTTTTCAAACTCATCATTATCACGTTTCAACAATTCAACATAATCAACACTTGTTTTTGCAATGTCTATAATAGCGTCTTTAGTACACGGGAGAGTGTTAAGCATCTGGTAACTCATTTGTTGCACTGATCCTAATTTACTCTCATGATCAGTTTTAACAATACCAAAAACTGAACCATCTGCATTTATTTTATTACACCAATATTGATATGCTTCTAGGTCATTACCACCCATTAATTCTTTGAATTTTAACCATTTAATCGCATTATTAGTTGTAATTACTTTAATTTCTTTTAAAAAATGGGGTAATCCAAACATATCATAGATTACATATGTATTATAATCTTTATTATTATTCTTACACCAGTCCTTAAAAAATAACTGCATATTGGTTCTGAATCCACACATCTTAAAAAAATGATTTCTCAGCAGTACCATCCCGTTTATATAATCTGGTAAAATACTGTTGTCAATAAGTCCCATACCATCCCACAAAGTATTTTTTACTCGGCTTTCTTTCTGTTCAACTACACATCTATTTTCTTTTCCATCAACTTTTTTATATGATTTTTTATATATAGGATTTCCGTCGATATCAAGCTTGCTATTTTTTATAGCATTTTGTCTATTTAATTCTGTTTTTTCTTCATCAATAACACGAATTTTAGTTTCATATTCTTTGGACTTAACAATATTAGTCATTGTTGTAAAGAAACTGTCTTGATCTTTTAATATTAGAACATCATTAATTGGTATATGTAATGTATCTATAACTGTACTTGTTACAAGAGGGGCATATGCTGACATTTCAACTATCTTAGCATTGTCCTTATCCATCTTATTCCCAAGTCCAATTGTTAACCAATCATATGCCTTTTTATATAAGTTTTCATTTATAAACATAACCTGGCCAACTTTTGCCTTGGATGGAGTACGATATAGCATTTTATAGTTTATATATTCAATCTTATTAATTTCTCCGTTTTTATCGAATGACTTATATTCTACTTTAACACCACTCTGATAAAAATCTTCTCTAATTTCTTCTTTTGATTTTTTAATACATTTTTCTTTATTGATTTCTATTCTATTGATGATTTTTTTTATTCGTTCTTTTGAATTATCATCTGCATCATCTAATATTTTTCTTAATCGCTTCATTTCTTCGTCATAAGATCTTGAGCCAAAATCAAAACATAAACAAATAATATCTCTTGTACTTTCACTTTTATAAACGTTGAGTCCATTTTTTATAAGATATAAACTGAATAAACTATTGTTTAACATTGCATCAGTATAATCATACCTATCACGCAACCCCTGGTTATATCCATATAATGTACCTGCTTTTATATTTTTTATCTTAATTCCATATTTGCTAATAATTCATTCTCCTCTCAAATAGTAAATATATTGTGTTTAATATTATTTGTATTAGATTTTCTTTTTATTACTATTCATATATTCGTTTACAAATCTACTATCAAAGATAGAAGACAAGTGCAAATACTTCTTTGGTCTAGTTACTGCAACATAAAACAATCTGGCTTCTTCTTTAATATCCGTTGAATCACTTGGAAATTTCCCATCTTCAATCCCAATTACAAACACATTATCAAATTCAAGCCCTTTGCTTTTATGTATTGTCATCATTTGTACTGCATCTTTTCTGTTTGTTTTCTTAATTGGCGTAGTGACATATGTAATAAATGATTCTAAATCATTATTTTTAATAAATTTCTTTAAATTATCGATACTGTCAAATCTATCTTTTCTTTCGTTTTCTGTTTCATATTCAGTTTCTATATATTCTCCAATGCCAAATGAAAGTACAATATTATCAATTATTTTATCTAAAGAAACCTTTTTATCCTTCTGAATCTTTAAATATTGAAGAGTGTCAATAAATTTTTTCGCATTATTTATGTCATAAAATTTTTTAAAATTATATGATATAAATGATTCGTAATAACTCTTATTCTTTTTACCGGATATTGCTTTTATGTCTGATATGTAATCACATTTAAAAAATTTAACAATATCTAGCTTCGATTTAAAAATTGAATCAAACGCCTCATCGTCAGCCACATTTAAAATTAACCTTAAAACGGAAATAATCATATTTATTTCTTTTCTCTTAAAAAATAAGCCATTATCTTCAACATCATATTCTATATTTCTATCTTTTAATTCTAGTTGTAAATTATCAGAATGTGAATTATTTCTATATAATATGCAGATATCCTTAGGATTAACATTTCGTTCTAGTAACTCTTGTATTCTATTAGCTATTTCAGTACCTTCTTCTTTTCTATCGTAATAAATATTACTAATTATACTTCCATTAATTTCATTGTTTGCTTTAGAATCCTTGTAAAATTCATAGTCACCATAATAACGTTTAATAAAACTATTTGATTTTTCTACGATATTATAACAAGAACGATAATTTGTAACTAAATTTATTACTTTCGTATTTTTATATTGTTCATAAAAATTCATAAATAACTCCGGTCTAGCTGCTCTAAAAGCGTATATACTCTGTCTAAAATCGCCTACTACCATAATATTGTCTATAGCAGACCATTCTTTTATTAATAAATTTTGTACTAAATTATTATCTTGATGTTCATCTACTAATACATATTTCCATTTATATTTATGTTTTTTGCTAGTTAATTCTTTAAGGCATATCAATAATTGATCATCGTAGTCAAAACAATTATTTTCCTGTTTTAACTTTTCATATGCTTTATAACATTTTCTTAATTCTGATATCGTATATTTTGATTCTTTTTCAACAAAATCGTCATTAACTCCAACCATATTATTTTTCTGATAACTAATAAACGACATAATATCCTTAGAATTTGCTTTATCTATTTTCAATACTTCCTTGAATTTCTTTTCTATAGTCCAATTTTTTAATTGATCATTATTCATATCGTACCCTTTATCAGTTAAAATTTCTCTACATATAGCATGGAACGTTCCAGTTTTAACATTGTGTAAATTATTTTTCCTTAGTTTATTTTTTAATTCGATGGCAGTATTAGCAGTAAATGATATGGCTAATATATCTTCCTGGTTAACTTCGTATGTATTTACTAATTTATTAATCCTTCCAAGTAAGATAGTAGTTTTACCACTGCCAGCCCCTGCAATAACAACACTTGCTCCATCTTTATGATTTACAGCCTCTAATTGTTCTTTATTAAAATCCATTATGCAGTTTTACCTCCAAATTTTTCTTCTAAATATTCATCAAGTGACTTTTCTTGGGCTATTGTCAGTTTATTTTTGTCTCTTAGTGATAAATACTTATTAATTTGTTTGTTTACTGTGTATTCACTAGGTTGCCATCTGTTTGCTAATTCCATTGCCATGTCAAAATCATCAATGTTAATATCTCCAATATTACATCTATTCCCATACAAAGAAGTAGTAACACCAGAGTATATATTTGCAATATAACATGTATAAAATAGTATGTATTTATATCCACTTTTATCTTTTCCAACATTTATTTTAACTCTTGCGTGACACCTATCTTTAAATTTTTGTAATTTTCCGCTTTTGTCATTCTTTAGTACATAAGTCATGTTTTTAACATTGATTAGAATTTCTTCAGTGGCACCTAATTTTTCTTTTACATCTGATAACTCATTTTTTGTTAACTTATAATCATTTTCAAGCAATTGCACAATGTTCTTTAAAACTATCCAATTCTTTTCCAACTTGATTAACTGCTTTATCTCCAATCTCTATTATCATATCATTCATGTTTTTTAGTACTAAAGTATTCTGTTTTGCATATTCTTCAATGTTAAATTCCATATTACATCTCCTCCGTATCAATCACATTATTTTTATCATCATTAGGTAAATAAGTTTTCATTTCATCACACCATCTTTGTACTGAATAAATTATATTAGATAAGTTTTTAGCTACTATTTCATCGTTACTTGCTTCTAATAATGCTTGTGAATATTTAATAGGGGCAAGTTCATTCTTTAACATGAAGTCTATCTTCTCAGTTAATCCAGATATTGAAGTAACAGCAGTGATGCGTCTTGCAATATCAGATTTATCCTTAGTCAACTTATCAATTTCGTCAGTTAATTTTTTATATTTTTCAGAGTTTTTCTCAATAATATCGATGCGTTCATTTAAAATAGTTTCACGTTCTTTAAGATTGTTATATTTATTATTTAATTGTTTTAATTCGGCTTCCTTTCTTTCTAATGCTGCATAATCTGTGTTATCAATCTCAATTGGTGGCTTAGATTCTAATTGTTTTACCTTTTTTTCTAACTCATCCCTTTCTTTCTTAATCTGTACATATGCAGCGTGAGTTGATATACCCCCTTTGTCCCATTGAGATAGAAGAGCAGGATCAGCGTTATCGGATATGTATTTTTCTTTCTCATACTGTTTGCCGGAGCCTATTCCTAACTTGGATGCTACTATGTCTGAAGTACGACCAGTTTCTCGAGTGGGAAAATTTTCGCATTCGAGACTTTGATTGTTCAAATTAGCGAGTTTAACTTGTTCAGCCTTAACACTTTCAATCCTTTCCAATCTCCTTGCATAGTCGATTCTTTCCTTTTTGCTAAAATCTTTTCTTGTTTCATTCTCACTAATTTCAAGATTTAGTTGATGTTCTGCATCCTTCACACTCATGGGTCTAACTTCAATTTGCTTATAACCTAGTAACTTCAGTGCTTTCAATCTACGTTCACCAGCTATTAACTCATAATCGCTTGGTGTTACGACAGGTGGATTAATTAACCCATTTTGTTTAATGTCATCTGCAAGTTCTTGAATGTCTCCGAAATCCTTTCTAATACGGTCTGTTACTTTTACTTCATTAATATCGATTAACATAATTCATTTCTCCATTTCTTATTTAAATATTCTAATAGTTGCTATGTAACGAAAAATTAAATCTTCTTTTATTTTTTCTTGTTTAATTCTTCAAGTATTAATCTAAATTCCTTATAATCTTCACATGTTGAATGATATCCAATCTAATTTCTCTACGGCTATAATTTTGACATTTACATTTTACTATTCTCACCATCTTTTTATTGATTTGGAGTTTCATATTATTTACTATAAAAATCATATCCACTAAAAATACCTAAGTCCTTTACCCTCTCTGGATGTTCTGTTTCATTTTTTTCATTTAATACCAACATAGTATCATAGATTTCTTTGCATTTCTTCTTATCATATGGAATATCTTGTCCTTCTTGTACACATTTTTCAATATATCTAAACATTTGAGACAGTCCTCTTGTTTTATCAGACTTATCCTTTTTTATCTTAATGTGTTTTGCGGTCAACTTAGCTCCGTATTCTGCTTCATGCTGCTTACCGATTTTTTCTACTAGATACTTGTCATTGTATCTTCCATATGTATGAGATATCTCTTTTACTCCACCGTCCTCAAATATAATACAGTCCTTTGACTTATATCTGTATAACAACTTTAAATCAATGAGAGTATCCAGGTAAGATGATATGGTTTTTGAATTGTAACTAGATTGCTCAACCATATCCTGAATAGATGTAAATCCTACCCCCGTATATTTATCATCTTTCTTCTTAAATATTGTAGTAAGCACATATATGTAAAATCTCAAAATAGAAATAGTCCTAGTATACAGTTGATTATCCGATGAAAGAAGTATTTTCTTTATTTCTGCCTCATCAATATAGGTATATAAATTAACTTCTCCACTTTCATTCAACGACGGATCAACTTTGTTTGATATCATAGAGTCAACTCTAATAATCCATTCATTCTTACTTTCTGATTGTACCTTAGTTATTACATCCTTATCAAATAGACCCAATATGCCATCAGTAACACTTCTTATCAGATTTGTATCTGGTGGATATTTATTTGTAAGTAGATAGGAGAGGAGAGTGGAATTAACATAATATTCACTGATTCCCTTCCTAAGTAGCATGGTTATTCCTAAATAAGATAAATACTCGTTGGTAGAAAATGACTTATCCAATGTTATCTTATCCTTTATGTATAGCGTATTTGACACCTCTTTTCATCAGAAGATAGGAGTAGCCTGTAGGAAAATTTTTTGCGTTTTTGCCTTACCCCTTTCCAATTTTGAAGCAAGGGGTACCCCATTTTTGGCAAAAATTTGGAGACAGTACTAATATTATTAAGTTATACTAATATTATAAAGTTATTTTCTCTACTCATTTCGTATAATCTGGTTTCAAGGTGGAAGTGTTAAAGTAAAATCTGTGTTGGTTATGATTTTTGTGCTAGGATTAATTCTACTCTTCATAAGATAAATCTCCTCTCTCAGTTATTTTTTACTTTAATAGTTAAATGTTTCATATTATCTGCATATAGGCTATTAGTTATTTTAAGATCTAATAAATCCAGTTAATAACAATTATGCTTCTCCTTACACTTAGATAATACCATAAATGTTAACCATTGTCAATGATGCGTTTTATATTATTTGTATTAAATGATCATTTATTTTCTTTTTGTCTTTGTCAGACTATAAGTCCGTCTTCCAAATCCAAGTCTGGTTTACAGATGTTTCTGATGAGTTTTGGATTTATATAATAATAAGGTAACGAATACTTATTTCTGAATCTGGAATATTTTCTGAATCTGATCACATATCTGTAATAATTTTCAGATATGGCTGCAATGATAAAACTTCATTAAATATATTTATTGCAAAATAATAAGAAGCTGATAGCTAAAATTGATTTTTAAGGTGTAGGTATAGTATTTACCGTGTTAGCTATTACAATTGAAATTTGATGCATTTTACGTTATTTATCACAAAGGATTACAGATAATGGACATGAGAGTATATGATTGGATTTTATGATTCATGATTTATATTGATGCTATCTCAATAATTTTACCTGATTACTCTATGGTAATTTATTTTATGGCTTATTATTAATCCATTGTTAAAAAATGCAGTTAATAGCTCTAAAATTGTTTAGAAATTATTAGCCAATTTACCACATCTAATATTATAAATCGAATTTGAGCTATTAAGTGATGTTTTTTATCGTAGATTAGGGTAAGAGGAGATGAGAGAAGAGTAAGTTGTATTATGTGATTCAGTGATGGTGTTATATTTTTTAATTGGTACACGAGAATGTTGGTTATGAGATCAATTTGATGTAAAATATACCCCCACTTCGGTAGAGATGATAAATGGATAATATGAAACACAGTTCAAAGTATTGATTTTACTGATATTGCATGTTATTTTATGGTGGCAAGGAAGAGTGTTTACCTGGTACAATATAATGATATTTTAGGTGATTTGTGGTAAGTTCGATAGAATTCAGTGTTTAATAGGGCTATAGTGATTTTAGTGGGTAAAATTGAGAGTATAAGTATGTTCGTTTTATATGTATAGTCAATATTACTAAAATTGTGAAGATGGCTTATTTATTGGATTGTGTGAAATGATTATGATGTAAATAGTCCATTCTGCCGAACACTATACCGAACTAATGATGAATTTATTATGCAATTTGTACAAGTGGCTCTAAGTGGCTTAAATACTAGGTTTGATGGGAGTTTATAAGATTCGAATGTGGATTTTCAATATGAGGTGTGAATGGAACTGATAGGGGATATTTCTCCGGTTGGATTGCTCTTGAAAATGTAAATATACCCCGTCATATGATAGAACGTATGTTTATAATAATCCATAAAAGTATAGTATTATAGCCTATTCCAGATATCAATTACACTTTATAAGAAAATAAGGAACTGATAAATGATAGGTAATGTGATAAAATAGTAATAGATATCATTTTATATAGCTGGTATCAGTTAAGTATTATATGTGATACTATAGACTACACATGTAATCTGTGCAACCGGTTCGATTTTCCGATGCTCTTTTTATGATAGAAAAAGAAAACCAACACAGTGTTACTTATAATACACAACGTATAATAAAGTACAATCTGTATCATAAAATATACTTTCAATATTCCCTCATTAATCATACAACCATATACAATTAAATCTATATATAGCAGTATAATATCAATACACTACAACATATAGTATATCAACAATTCTATTTAATGGTATCATTTATCACCATTTCCAAGAAAATCTTTAAAAAACCCACATTTAATACAAATAATATGAAACAACTATTGCAATTACACTTTTCCTATGGTATAATAAGTTATAAGTTAAATAAAGTACATTGAATCTTGAATAGCGGTAGCCTTGCTTATACCTTGCCTATGGTTTGTGTATAGCATGGAGTTCCCTATTCCCAATTATAAGGAGGTATTAACCATGCTAGATATTAATTTATTTGAGCTTTTAAGTGCTATCAATCCCAATATTGTTATTAGAGTTATAGATACTGTTTCTGGTAATATAACCGAAGGCTGTACAGACTCCATCATATTTTCAACGGACTATGAATCTTTAGGCAGGAACGTTTTAAGCATCAAATCAACCTCAAGTTCCAAAATGATTATAGAATTTTAATCCGTTTTAGCCGTTGCAAGGTGCATTAATACAAAGGTAGTCCAATTCTACCGACGGCATTTAGCTTTACAACTTCATACAGATTAACCCATTCATATGAATGTTTAGATTCTACCAGGCGTAATCAATTCATAGTGGTAAAGGATTTATCCTCTTTATCGGATACCGTGTATAAATTAGATAGTTACGCATCATGCGACCTCTGATAATACATAGGTTAAGCGAATGGGTAGTGTTGACTTGCAACGTGCTACATTATAGGCTTTTAAAGATATAATAGTATAGGGTTGAGGGCATCCATAAACGCTAAATTAAAGGAAATAATATTAAACAAATCATATTACAGGCAATCCCACTATACACCAAACAAAATACATAGTAAAGTGAGGTGTTTTATTTTATGGGTGACTATAAAATATTGCCAGAGCGTGACCATGTAATAGTGGTAAACGCAAACAATGACTTCATATTGAGTGCTGATA